TCAAGCTGGGGGTCTCTAGCCCATATGAGGTTCTCTGGGGCGCGTTCCGCATCAAGCGACATCACGATCAAGTCGGATACCTTCAGCGGGAACTTCTCGACGTCGGACAGCGAGGCGTCTAGCATAAACTGGAGGGCAAACCCAGCAGAGCCATACGATATCTTTCGTTCCTCTAAATCGATCTCGGAGAAGCGGGTAGGTTCGGTAGACTTACCTTCGCGCGTAGCGTCCACACAGAGGCTGCTGATTGCCCCGTTGTATCTGTTTTGGCTCGTCTGAGGGGTAACATACTTACAAGGCCATATACGCGTCCTGTAGCCTCGCTCAGAGAGATGTTTATAAATGGTGTCTTCGGTCTGGGGTGTGCCTAGAAAGAGAATCTTTGACGTCTCTTCTGGCTTGATGATTGCGTCGAACTCTTTGACCTGCTCGGACAGCTTGTCGCGCATGGTCTGGGTAGCTGAGTTGTTGGGAACCTCAACGTCGTCGGCCACGATGATGTCGGCACGACTACCTGTTAGTTGCGACGTAATTCCGAGAGACTTGACGGAAGGTGCGTGGCTAGCTGGTGCAAGTCCGACGTCGAAAGAGATTTTAGAGAATCGTTGTTTATCGTTGGGAATGAGGTGCTTGAGGATGGGCAGCTCGTGAATGATTCTAAGGGTAAAAGTTGAGAAGTCATCTGCTCGTGTCTTTGAAGCAGAGACAACCAGAATATTTTTTCTGGGGTCGAGGAGGAGTTGGTGAACAACGTAAGCAGAGCATATCCAGCTTTTTCCAACCCCTCGAAAACCTTGTATAACTGCTCGCTTGTCTCCGTGCTGCATGTATTCAGCAATTTCATATTGTATCTTGGTTGGGGCTGGTAGGTTAAGTGACTTCCAAACGACGAATAGAAAGTTTCGGAAATCTTGGAACTGTTCGGGTATCTCCACGTCTAATGACTATTACCGCCTACCACTACAGGGTCAACGTTTTCGTCACGGAACGGCAAGACTTCAACGAGTTTAGCTAGTGGGTTCTCGTCGGTTACCTGTGCCGAAATGTTGTTGTCCTTGAGGAACTGACGTGCTGCACTTAGATCAGCAGCGGTCGCCTCGCCGTCTTGGATGCGTCGGATAAATTCATCGATCAAGAGGTCTTGAAGACCCTCCATCTTTTGGTTTCTTGTTTCGCTCATTTTTCGTTTCTCTTGTTGTGGAAATCAAATAGTATTTTTACCTTCTCTGTGATCGCCTCTATGTTGTAGTGCATCCTCGCTAAGACAATAACAAGCGTCACGAATCCGACCGCTACAGGCCACAAGGCTGTAATCCAATCAATCGTTTGATCCACTTCTTAGTTCCTTTACTATTTTGATGATTAGGTAGGTCAGAGTCGTTAAACCAACTGCAATGGCAACAAGCGTGTTGATGTCACTAAGGGTCATAGTGCCTAGCAGACCTGCTGTGCCTATTGCGCTTGGGATGTGTTGGCTGTTCATGATTAGGATAGTTTTGTTAATTAAAAGTTTATTGCTGCGGGTGTTACTCGCTCCTGTATCATTTCTAAGTATTCTTCTACAGACATTTGTTGACCGCGATAGTTTATAAAGTAGCCCTCAGTAAACTCTAAGTTTAAGAGGTCTCGTTTTGCTCGCGCTCGGTATTTTAGAATGATATCTTGTAGTCGCTCTAAGCCTTTGTTGGACTTCTGCGACACGTTTGCATCGATAGCACCAACACGGTTGACAATCTCATTTCTTGGATCGCCGTAAGTGATTTCGCCATCTTTGTATAAGTCATCCCAGCGTTCTTTTTCTATCTCTGAGACCAATGCCTCTATAAGATTATTACCCCTGAACTCAACCTCGTATGCGACGTGATCTGCATATCGTTGATAGAGCGTCTCGCCTGTTTCTTCGTTTACAAACTTTTTGAGTTCAACGTCTCCAACTCTTGTAGGTAATTTAGTAATAAATTTTCCGCGTTTTGCATCGTCGTTTATGATTTCGTCAAGCTCTGGTTCGTATGGGCTGGGCATTCTTTGCTTACCATAACGGAAGACGATTGTAGAAGCGTTTTGCTCTGGCCGTTGACTTGGGCGGCCTAGCTTGTCACGGAAAACGTTTGGAGTTTCTGTGGATAGCGCGTTTGCAAATATATTACTGAACGTATCTCCTTGAGACTTATCGTAATACACAAGATCATCTTGCCTGTTGATACCTCGTATTTGAGCAGGTATAGGCGCAAGACTTCCTACTAATTGGAGTCTTGCTTGCTTACTGATTGCCTCTGCTGTGTCTGGATCATCAGACCTTGGTAGGAAGATATCTATGAGCTGTCTGTATCCTGTTGTAAAGGGCATGTCAGTCAGTGCTGATCTAAATGATCTACGAAGGGTAGCCATAGCTGTTTGGTTCTCCGTCAGCGCGCCCCTGTCTTCTGACTGGGCTAGTGCAAGCAGACTTTTATCTTCCTGTCCTACGCTCTTTAACGCATAGTATGCTTGCATATCAGCAGTTATCGATGCGATAAGTCGAAGAGGTTCAAACAGTCGATAGTCACGCATGTATGTGCCGTCATCATCTTCGCCAATAAGCTTGTAGGCTTGGAACTTAGATTCACGCTTTGCGTCATTAGTTAGGTGAGCACCCGATCCTGTTATCTGACCGCTCTCTGCCATCTTCCAGAACAAGATGTATAAGCCAGCAGCTAGCATGGTTTTGCCTACATCGTTGAGATATTGTTCGGTTCTAAGTTCTTCGGTTACTCGTAGCTCTTCGCGTTTTGCATCTCTGCTTGCTTTTATTTCTTTAATACGCTTATCTGAAAGAGACTTGTCTTTAAGCAATCGATCAGCCTTTGTAATATCAGCTTCAAGGTTTCCTATCTTTGCGTTGTATTTACCAAAAATAGAACTTACACGTCCTTCGCCTCGTCTGACAGCTAATGCTGTTAGACCGAAAGATTTAGCGAGTGGTTCTGCTATTGGACTGATGGCAAAGTCTACGGTTCTTGCAGTAGCGCGTATTGGCGTGCTGATGATTGCAAAGAACAAACGGAAGAGATTACTAAATACAACACCACGTCCTGTGTGTTTGTTTATTAGATTTACTAGACGCTCGGCTTCGGTTAGTTGAATGTCGCCATCATATAGGTCACGGCGTTTGAATAGGTTGCCTCTTACTTCGTTGGCAATATCTCTGTATTCACTCTGTTCATAGTTGAACACTTTCATGCCGTTCTTTTCCATGAAAGCAGCATCCATGTAAGCTTTGATGAACTCCTGTTGGTTTGTAGCTCCTTCTCGTATCGCTCTACGCAACCCTTCGGCACGTAGCTTGCCCATGAGCATTGCACGCTCAAAGGGGACGTCGATTGTTCCTAGCATAGTCTGACCAAGAAAGATCAACTCTGCGGCTGCTTGTGCTGGTGGTGCTCCCGATACTTTTCTGATGAAGCCTCCTAAAGCTCCTTCAGCATCTGGAGTTACTTGTGCAGCTCGTCTCTGAAGAGTGTTTCCTCCTTGCATTCTGCGTGAGCCTCCGAACGGAGTGCCTTCGGCAGCCTCATCGTATCTGTTTGAGTCCTTGTAAAAGAGAGAAGACTGGCCGCGTGTTCTTACTGTCCGATACATTCCCTTGTATGTATCCAAACGGAACATAGTCATAACGGCGTCGTAGAACGCAAGGTTAGAAGAGGCAGCAAACTTTAACCTTTCAACAACGCTCGCGTCTTTGAGGACTGCCGCTCTAATGATGTTCTTCGGTATGTCACGGACTGGATCGGAAAGCGTATACCACATGGCACTTGGAATACCCGACGTAGCGGTTGTCATTTGATCCAAGAAGGCCGCTGTTCTAAAGGTTAGATACCCGTTGATTAGATTACCAACAGCTCCTTGCGTATACTTTGACGTGTTGACAATCTTATCAATCTCAAGCGCAAGCTCGTTTGCTTGTAGGTCGCGTAGTTGTTTCTTGAGAAGTGCTTCCCGTTCTTTGAGTGTATTTAGATAGCTCTCTTGCTTTTCTGGATTGAATAACGCTAGCTCCTTTTTCCTCTTTGGGTGCATCCCAATTTGCTGATTGATTGCAGATACGTCTTCGCCAGCAACCAAAGATGATAGCAAGGCATTACGTTCTTCTAGCTCTGCTATCTTTGCTACGTCCTTACCAGCTCCCTTGTAGAAAGCTATACGTGCTTCTAGGTCTTTTTCTTCTTCACTCTTTACGCGCCTTGGACGCCTCGTCGTGCCTCCCTCTATCACTTCATCATTCAAGAAAGCATCAAACTCACTGCGTAGACGCTTCAATTCTTTTGTAAGACGGCGCACGGCACGCTGTGAAGCTGTTAGTTTATCTTTACGCGTTTTGCGAGGCTTCTTTGGTTTTGGCTGTTCGCCCTCTGGTGTCGGTTCGCCCTCTGGTGTGGGCTGTTCGCCCTCTGGTGTCGGCTGTTCAGCCTCTGGTGTCGGCTCGGCCTCTGGTGTAGACGTCGGCTCTTCCGTAGCAGGGGCATCTGGAGTATCAACGTCTACGTCGATGTCTTCTTCGTCTGGGAATAGCTTTCTGTATAGCTCTTCAATGCCCTCAAACTCTTTATCTTTCTTGAAGATTTCTAACTTTGTTTTGAGTCTTTGAAAGTTTATAAGCTTTTCTTGACGCTCTAGAGTTATTATCTCTTTGAAGTTCTCAATCCCTCTGTCATCTCTACGTGTCTGAAGGACGTTAGCGTCTATATAGTCTAACTCGTAGAACTCTTCAGCGAGTTTTGCGTAGTCGTCTAGATCAGCAATTAAGTTATCTAATGCTTCAACGTCGTCGTAGTTTGCAACGAGACGATCAAGATTGTCTTCAAACTCTGCGGTAGCTCCCTTGAATGCGTTGCTTACTTTGTCTGTAATCGTGATGGCTACACCGTTTTCTCGATTCTCTTTGAGGATTTTGACTTCATCAATAATGCCTTGAAAGATGTTTCTTCGACCGCCTTCTTCGCCGCCAGTGGGTGCAGGGGGCGGTGGGTCTTGTGGAGGCGGTGGGTCTGCGGGTGTCGGCTCTGGCGTAGGTGTAGACGCCTCTGGTTTGTCATACTTCGCAAGAAATCTTTTTAACTGACTAACTGCCCTTGTGTAGAAAGCATAATCAGAATCGGGACTCTTGTCTTCAAAGTCAACAGTGCCAAGCCGTTCTTCTGCCATGTCTAAGCGATTTTTAGCTTCATTTATTATGTAAGCATCATCGTAAGTCTCACTTACTTCTTTAAGGCTTCCTGTTTTTAACAGCCCGTCTTCGACATCTATTGTG